GCAACCGAAAATGCAGACATAACATACATGCCTTGCTGCCACATATCCGCGTCCTTTTTTTTGCGAAGAAGATCGTCCGCATCAACGTAGCATTGCAAGTCATTCGGAGTGGAGTCATCAAATTCTGATTTGCTCACCCCTATTGATAAAAAATACGGGAGAACGTGTTTTCTTACGCTTTCTCCCCACGTTTCTTTTTGTGATCCTGTGGAACCACCGTTACGTCTTGTTCCGCTGCCATCTCTTGGCTGTTGATCTGCGATAAAAAACCGTTGCGCTCCATTTCCTTTTGCAGATCTGCAAAAAGTGTAAAGCCATTCAGCGGTTCCTCATCTTCGGCATGCTCATCCTCATACTCGTCAAGCAGATCACAAATCTCAATGATCCTCTGTTCTCGCTCCTCGGATGTTTCATAACCGAATTGATCCTTGTGTTTCTTTTGCAAACCTTCCAGAAGCATTTCCGCAGTTAGACCGATCAGATTCTTGATCGTTTCTGCTGGATTTTCTGCATTCTGTGTCGTTGCATGAATAACCCTGTCAATCAGATCAGATTTGTACAGAACTCCGTAACCAAACGCGATCTTATATGTGTTTCCACCTACTCTGAAAAGATACATAAAATGGCCTCCCTATCTATTCAGTTATTACGGCAGAACCTTGGTATCCAGTCCTTTGTACTCAGAGATAACCAGAGAGACGCTAAGAGTAGCGGCCTCATTCTGTCCAATCTCGGGCATCGGAATGGCAGTACCAGTCTCAGCCACAACAAAGAAAGCATCCGACATGTCCGGGAAAACCACCTCAAACCAAGTTGCCTTTCCGTCCTGTTTTCCAGCTGCGGATGCAGTATAAAGTGTCTTAATCTGACTGATGGATTTGTCAGGATCCATGATGAATTCCAGATCCCATGTACCCGATTTGTTATCCTACGGCTTTTTATCCGTAGTTCTGCATCATTGCAATGCAGTCCAGCGTACCTATTCATCACAATCTCTGCGATTGTCCAGTTCGATGGGGATGACTCTTGGGAGGATTATATTCTCTGGCATCTCAGCCAAAGTTTCACCTCCTACGCGTTGTGCGTGTTATTGACGTTACTCAATAACTTCCGCTCTGATTACCGTTGCAAACGGTTTTCCAGTTTCTTTCATCCCTTGTAATCCACAATCTACATAACTGGTTCATTGTGGACGGCAGATTAACAGCTACGCATTTCTCACGCTGCTAATTGTTTACCAGTGTCCTGACGGCCTGCGGCATATTGCGTGATGTACTTTTATACCCCATATCCCTATGTGGAATAGACTATTTCATCTATGCTTGTGTGCATAGCGGTGCGCTTCGAATGCCGTACCAATAGGCACCCTACTCTCTTACATTCATCGGAGATAGTCGTTACACGTTCCTTTAATAAGGCTTCGCACGGCGTTGTCTGTTCAAGAGTTTCGCCGTTAGCACATGGTTATTTATTCTTATCCATGCACACCATTGGTAATGTTCACACCGTTTAACGAGGACTATTACGTCAATCCTCAAGAGCCGACACATCAATCTGCTCAGTATCCAGTTCAATACCACCGATAGACGAGCATTCCTCAAGCTGAGTCCAACCCGTAGCGGGTTTGGTTCCCGCAGTTGTTTCTACGGCATAGTAGAGTTTCACCCCTAATGTAGTTAGCCTCATCTAACTTTCCTTTCTTGCCAAAAGGCATTTAAAAAGGACTGCTCACATTGAGTAGTCCTGTTATTCAGTATCAAGATCTACGAGAAACTTTCCGGCAAAGTTGCGTAACGTATATCGACTGGTCATTCGTTTTATCAGCGTTCCATTAACAGATGACGGAACCGAATCACCATTTTTGCGAAAGCCAAGGCTGTTGAAAAACTCTCCACAAGCATCATCCATGCCGTACAGATCCATGATCTTTTCCGTGTCGATATAGCAATCCGTCTGGACTGTCAAATCCACGGTATGCTCAAAGTTCTGTAGATCCGTGACATTGGTTGGTGCACCCATGATCGTGAGTGCAGCAAATGGAAATTTTGCCCTTGTATAATCATTAAATGCACTAAAATGCTTTGCCACGGAGTTCTCTTTGAGGAACTTAACCCATGCCCGATATAGTGCATCTCTATCAAGTTGTACTGTTCTGGACATTGGACTTTACCCCCATACCTTTTTGGCTGTCTCCAGTAATATGTCACGCATCGCTTTGTCTGCGTTATACAACGGGGCAACAGCCGGAGTGCCATATGTATGCTGTTTGCCACCATTACCATAATTCCATCCCGTAGGACTTTTCCAATTATCGCTGTCTGGATTGTATGTTCCCATACCATATCCAGATCCATAGGACGGATTATTTGGTAATGAATCAAAGGTATTTGTGCCATACTTGATTCCAGCAGAGAACTCAACAAAAAGTGCCTGTTCACCCTCCAGTTTGATTGCCGCAGTGTAGATATAACCAGTCCTAAATGGATTTGCGCTGGTGACAGTTACACGGTCGCGATATTCTGAAGGTGCCTTGCCTATCTGTGCTTTTGCAACATCTATACCCTTATTCATCAGAAGCATGATAAACATACCGACATCATCCCGTAATGATTCCTTGTATCGCCTAACTTCTTCGATGGCGTTATTGATGTCGCTCTCTGAGAGAGATATCTTCAACTTTCTTTTACTCATCGCCAGTCACCTTTGCAAGGCCGATTCTGGTGATCGTACTCATCCTGGTATATCCCATTCTCTGTACGATATAGTCAGGCTTTACTGTTGGCTCATTCCGTTCATTGACTTTCAGCATTTTGTTTTCGTCCAATTCGGGAACTCTGTCCACATACACATAGGTTCCTTCAGGAGGGTTGAACTTCTTGTCATAACAGATTACATATCTGCTATAATCAGGCATCAGTCCATAGTTGTCCTCCTGTGGCGTGCCGCTTGTTGCGGATACAGAAAACCTCTTTTTTACTGGTTTGCCGAAAGTATATGTTGGCTCAATTCCACTATCATCGCGGTCACGAAAAACAAACCAAATATCCTGTTTTCGCCGTGTTGCGTTTCTCATGATCAAAGCCTCTCAATCAAAGACTGCATTTGAAATTACCCTACCACCTTAAAAAATGCCCCTGCGCCATAGCCGGAGAGGCCACGCAGCCATGACACGCGCCGTCTTTTTTAACAGATTCTGGCAACGGGGATGATGGTTCGCAGATATGACTTTGGCGTAGCCCCCTCCTCATATGAATTGGTTTGACCCGCCTCATAGAATGTGGTTACGCCTTCTTTTCCTTGCTTGTCGTAATGATATTGTGCAATTCTGGAAATTACCGAAGCATATCTCTGCAAGGCAATCGTTTGATACCTTTCCAGTTCGGAATCGGTCAGTCCCCATGGACACATCTCATTACTGACCTCTGCGATAGCATCATCAATGCAATCCTCGACAAAAGATACTTGACGACTGTCTTCCGGGTTGTAATCGTCCCCGGCATAATCGATCAAGCGATTTATTAAATCCTCTCTTGTCGCGCCCATCTCTCGTCACTCCTTTTTCGGTCTGCCACCTCTCCGTTTAGGCTTCTCTTCCTGTGCATCTTCGTCTGCCGGAAAAAGATGAGAAGAGGACGCTACCTTCTCGGCGGCATCCTCTTTCTTTGATTCAGGGGCAATGGCTTCATCCTCGATGGGCACATCCTGTCCGGCCTCATAAAGAATGCCGTTATGTTTTACCCTGTGATCGAATACCATATACTCACCCCTCTATCATTTAACCTTGATCACGTACAGACCATCCATGCCCTCAAAGGACGGAAGGGCAATCTGGGAAACCGTAGTCTCATGACGCACAGGCGGACCATAGATGTTCTGAATTGCAACAGCGATTCCAGAATCCATAACGGACACATCAACCTTGGCATCTCCCAGAAGTGTCCGCTCTTCAGGAGTAGTACCCATGTAGAGATTTCCAAGTTGACCATCGCCAATGATGGAAATGTAATTATCGGGATAGAACTTAGCCTGTGCACCATTGTTGTATCCACGATACTTTTTGTCGTAGACAATCGGGATCAGGCCAGTCTTTCTCTGGAATACCTCTCTGGCAGTTGCACGATCAAGGAAATCAATGGGATTACCAGTGATTGTGATCAGGGCATTCTTCATCTGATCTGCGGCGATGAGCAGATTAAGCGTGGTGCTGTTCATCAGCGCATACCGTGCCTGATACCCCTTGTCAGCAAGGACATCAATGCCATCCTGCACATCATTCAGCGGTTTTGCCGTAGAGGCATTATCCCACGTGTCATTACCAGACAGGGATTCGTAGTTTTTGGCTTTCCACGATCCGTCTGCATCATAATTGTAGTTGTATACAGTATTGTCGATAGTTCCGATATTGATCTTCATGTCTCCATTGATAGGAGCCAGAAGGGACATCCGCATGCGCTCGGAAGCAACATTCGCGCCCTCGACAAGATTTGCAACATCGTCATACACACGTGCAATAACATCCATCAGATACGGATCATTTGCATCCTGCGCTCTCTGAATATCAACCATGTCCTGTTCGGAGATCTTCATTGACTCGCGGAACAGAGGCATCTGCTCAGTCAGTACGGAGAATCCTTCTCTCGGACGGATGGTAGCCAGCGCATCATAACTGGACGGCTTCAGTTCAACACCCGCTCCCTTGTGGCTCTTGATCCACTTCAGATCAATGCCCATCTTTTTCTTGCGAGGGAAAAATGCCTCGCCGACATACGGCATAGCATTGCTTGGATCGCTCGACAGCATAGATGCAATGCTTTGAGCGGAGAAAATCTCATTAAATTTCATCTTTTTAGTCCTCCTTGTCTAGTCTCAATCAGATGATCGGCTCCTCAAAAGCGATTCTGCATCCAGCCGCATTCAGCGCAGTTGCCAGTGCGGCGTTATAAGTAAGTTCAGAGTTCGCCTGTGCGCGTGCAGAATGCACATAGCCGACTTTCAGAACTGCGACTGTCGGATAAGCCTTATCCACATCGTGCAGAATCAGACCAACAGCACCAGTCCAAGGAGATTCGGAGACTGGAACACCATTCTTATTAACGGGCGTACCCGCCTTGACCTCTTCGCCATCGACATTGGTAAAATCAATCGTCATGGAGACTGCCTCAAACTCCTTGCGGTTGAGGATTTCAACCTCAGACCCAACAGCCAGAGTATTGACAGCCATATCACCTCTTGCCATATCTCATATCCTCCATTAGTTTTTTATGTATACTGCTTCAAAATGTCCTCATTCACGCCAGCTTTGCTTCTTTGCGTAGCAAATGCTTTTGCAAATGCCATAGCAGGATCATCCTTTTCGGAATCTCCACCACCCGCATTGATCTCCGGGCGGTCTTTCAGAAGTTTTTGGACAGCCGTATCGGCAGCTGTTTTTGCGATTCCAACCACAAAGGAATTCAGGGCATCAAAAAAGGCATCGGAGTCTTCCAGTTCAGGGATGAGATTTGCCATCTCGTCCGCTTGGGATTCGTCCATGCCAATGCCTACCAGAC